CTGATTCAGTAGATTTTTTATATTCTACTTGATACTCATAAACAAAATTATCAGTAGAAGGTGTTATAGCAATATTTAAAGCAACAATAACTGTACCATCATTGTATGCAATTAATTCATCAGTTAAAGTTATACTTGCTGGTGGTCTTACACTAAATGGATTTGGTAAATTAGTATCAGGAACAATAGCGACTTCTTGCTTTTCATCAAACACATACCACGCATCTTGATGCTCTACTAAAGATAATTGAACAGTATAATCAAAGTTAATAGACAAACCAATTACTCTAAAAGGTTTAGCACTCATGCCTAATATATCATCTGTTAAATCTACAATATCTCCTACTGCTAAGTTCATAGCTTCATAAGTTGCAGTACATTCTACAGTTAATTGGTTTCTACTTCTGTTTAAAACTATTTTACCAAACTGTAATGCTTGATAAGGGTTTGTAATCATGTTTAAATCTAAATTTAATTCTTGTAAAAATCCACCATCTGCTGTTTTTAATGTTTGATGTTCTGAATCAGTTTCAGGATATACTAAAGTATCTTTTTCATAATTTTTTTCTGGCGATATATAATCAATATTAATTCTGTTATATTTTGAGTTCTTTTTCTCACTTAATAATTTAACACCACCAATAATATTATCTTTGCTTAATGATAAAATAGATGTGCCTGTTGTTTCTATTACTAATCTATATAAACCCTCTGAATAAGGTAAAAATCCCCTCATACCTCTTAGGATAAATTTAACATTATCTAAAATTTTATTACTTGTATCTAAAACAAAATTTAAACTAAATTGAGGAATGTTACTTGCACCACTAAAAGGAGTTACTTCTTGATCTGCTATAACAGAGGCATCATAAAAACTTTGTCTATCAATATCTCCATAATTAATGCCTTTACCATATTTTTCATTAGTTAAATAATCTAATAAACAAAATACAGGATTGTTTGAATATGTGTTTTCTGTAATAGTTAAATTAGAATTTATGACAGGAACTTTTTTACCTTCTACTTCTGCTTGGATTTTTGGTATGCTAGAAAACTTGTCCTGATCCCACTCTAAACGTATAGCAAGATAACAAATGCCTTTTAATTTTCTATTTGCATTATCATTCCAATTATTATCTTCATTTAATAATGTGGATTGTACTTGATCTTCTTTACCGAAAAATGGTTGTACTTTTATATTTGTTCCAAATCTTTCATCATTAGAAGTTACAGTTACACCATGTTGAAAATCTGCATCAAAGGTTACATCACTATCATCAACTTTAACTTTTAAAATATTATTAATTTCTCCCTCGCATAATACTAAACAAATATATAAATATTGATTGGTGTTTCCCTCAACTTCTATAAATACTCTAGTTCCACCTAGTAATCTTGTTCCATAAACTACAGGAATAGATGCGTTATTAGATTCTTTATTAACTAAAATTCCTTTTTCAAATTCATTCTGACCAATATCAGGAATATCAGGAACAGGAATTATCCAACTAATAACATCAGTAACAATACTTGTTATAGCTTTAAATATACTACTAAATAAACCCATTATTCTCTACCCCATTTTAAATCTCTAATTGTTTGTGCAGAAAATTCAAAACTTTTAGTATCATTTTCAAAAAATCTACCATGACTACCTTCATTTGTTTTTCTGCCTGTAACTCTGCTAAAATCTCCAAAATGAGAAGTGCAATTTATATTTATAATTCCACTATTAGTATCTATACTAAAATTATCAATAAATCCTTTTGCATAATTAAATACATCTATTAATTGTTCGCTATCATTTATAAAACCTACATCTATTGCAACTTCATCATTAGAAACATTGTTATTAAGTAATATTGATGTAAATGTACTTTCTACTGCTGATAATTCTATATTAAAAGAATTTACATTTAATGTAGAACTTTCTGACTTTGCAGATATTCTTAATAAATGAGAACTCGCAAGATAAGTTATACCTTCGTCCCAATTACCAGCTCTATCGTCCCATAAGCCTAAAGCATCGTCCCATATTTCAGATACTTCAATATCTTTATAGTGATTTGTAAATCTTTGTGTAGTTGGAAATTTAATTTGAACTAAAGCAATAGGTTTAATTGATTGCTTTGCAATTTCTGTTTGGAGTATTGTAGATAAACCTCTGGGCATTATAAAGCCTCTATAAAATCTACTTCAAATCTATAAATATCTTTTTGACTTGTTGAAAATTCTTGAACATCATTTGCAAGTCTAACAGTAAATGGAACATTATCATATAATATAGTTACATCAGAGGCTACATTTGATCTTAATGGTGGTTCTATAGTCAAAGTTGCTTCATTACTAACATCTCCAGTTGCATCTTCAACAACCATATAAACTTTTGAATGAGTATTAAATTTAATAAAATCTCCAGCTTTAATTGTTCCTGTTATGTTCTGTATATCAACAGAAGTAGCACCAGCATTTGCACTTGCTCTTGTGCTTACAATTCCTGATACATCTCCTTTTGCATCACTAAGGTCAGGCAAAGTAATTTGAAATGTTTCTTTTCTTGATCTTTGTTTCATTATAAAAGCAATAACCGGAGAGAAAACAGTTCTTCTCATTGGTGGATAAGATGCTGAAAATTTAAATCTTTGACCATCTATTTGTGTAGCAAAAACTTTACCACTATCTGTTGTTGTAATTTTAGTGTCTTGTTGGCTAGTAAAACCTAATGAAGAAAATACAGGAGATGTAGGATATGTGCCACTCATAATTAATACCTTTTATTCTTTTTTATCTTCATTAACTTCTTCATAAATTGTTTGGGTTACACTTTCTGTACCTTTTAACATAGTATATTCAAATTTACTATTAGGTTTCTTATATTCTTTAAGATCATTTATTGATGTATCAATTTCATTTTCATTAACAATTACTTCAGCAATAAAATCTGCATTTATTTTATGCGTTATTTTATACTTTTTCATATTAGACCAATGCTTCTTTGCCTTGATCGTTTAATGCCCCATTAATTACATTTACAATAGTTGATCTATTATCTAATAGTAATTCTTCAACTCCTTTTACATCTACTGCGTTAATAGTAAAATTAATATTTGTAGTTCCTGTATCTGTACCTCTAGCTGATTGTGTTATTTGTCCTGTTGAATTTGGTATAAATAATTCTGCACCTCTTTCTCCAACTACTACAGGTTCTCCTTTAGAGACAGCACCACCTTTAGCAAAGAATCCACCGAAGAATCCACCGAAACCACCACCCAAAGCCATAAGAACAGATTGAAGTGCAATTTGTCTTTTTAATGATGATTCTTGTTGTTTCATTGTAGCTAATTTTGTTTTTTGTAAAGCAATATCAATAAGCAATCTTGCTGTCATTTCTATAAAGTGTGCTAATATATTTACTAATAATTGTTGAGCCATTTTTCTAAATGTTTCTGCTAAATCATTTCCTAATATTACCGATTCAGCTATTGATTTTGATATATTTTTTATTCCTTTATTTATTGAATTAGCAATAATTTCTCCAATAGTAAAAAATTTCTTTTTCATTTCATCTAAAGCACTTGCATTTAAATCAATAATCATTGTTTTAAATATTTTACCTTGAAGAATTAATTTATCCATAAAGGTAGATTTAGGAATATTTTTAGATATTGTTGTTCCTATTTCTTTTTCTGGTTCAGTATCAATATCTCCATCAGTTATTCCTCTTAATTCTTTAATTTTTTTAATTATTTTATCTAATTGAGATGCAAGAATAGCGCCACCAGCAATTATTAAATTTCTTTTAACAGCACCATTAAATAATAACATAGCTGTATATGCTGATTTTATTGCTACTGATAAATTATAAAAGAATGTAATTAATTTAAATGCTATTAGAATTTTAATAGTTTCAATTAAAATTTTCATATTATCTTTTAAAAATTTAACTGCTGATGCTGTTGCATTAATTGCTTTACTTAATCCAGTACCAATAATCATACCAAATTCATTAATAGCTTTAGTATTATTTTGGATAGTACTTAATAAATCTCCTAAATTTTGTTTTAAAGCACCAAAAAAACCTTTTGAAACTTCAACTTGAAATAAAAAGAAAGCATCTTTTAAATTAGATAAAGTACCAAATGTTGTTTTAGACAAATCATTCATTAATTTGCCATATTCTCCACCAGTACCAAATGCTTTTCTTAATCCTTCTATTGATTGTTTTGAATTTATGCTAACTCCCTCTTTGAAACCAGCCATAGATTTGACACCACGTTCTCTAAATAATTCAGCACTTGATATACCAGCACTAAATGATCTTTGTATTTGTAAAGATGCTAAAGCAAAATCTCCACCAAGAACAACTGCAGTATTACCTGTAATCTTTAATAATTCTTCAAATGAAATTCCAGATTCTTCTGCTATTTTTGAAACTGTTGCTAATGATGTAATACCTTGTTGAATATTTTTAAGTTCAAATGGAGTACCAGCCGCAAATTTAGTTACAATATCTAATGCTTGTTTTCCTTTTTCTGCTGATTTAAATAAAGCATTTAATTGAACTCCAAGATTTTCAATTTGAACTCCAGCATCAAAAAAACCTTTAATAACTACTCCAGCACCAATACCTAAAAAAGCATTTCTTAAATTAAATATTGATGCCTTAACTTTACCTAAATTTTTGTCTAATTCTGATAATGCTTGTTTGCTTTTATCATTTGCAACTATATCAATATTTAGTCTTTGATTCATTATGTTTTAAATGTTTTTGCTTCGGTTAGTTTTTTATTAGTATTATACTGATCTTGTTCTTTTTTCAAGTAAGCTAACCATAAATTATAATGGCTAACAGGCATATCAAGAACTTCTTGGATAGTGAGATGTAATCGTTCTGCTACAACTAATAGCGACCTTACATCAGGGTCGCTTTCTACTTTTTTTCGGCTTCCTCAAAATTAGTATCTGCTAATATTTTGTTAGCTATATTAGCAATTATATTTGAATCAGCTTTTTTTCTTAATGCAAATTTATCTTCAGGATTAAAGGCTTTAATCATATCGCCTTTATCATTTTTAACTAAAAGTTTCATTATAAGCAAATCAACTAAAACAGTTAAATCTTGAAAATTATTTGACTTTTTAAAGATTATGTTTTTTTCTTCAAGTGTTAATGGTTCTGAATAAAAGACACTATTTTTACCATGCTCATCTTTCCACTCCTCAACTTCAATAGTAATAGTTTTAAGAGTTTCAAAATGAGATTTAACTCTATCAATAACTGACATAAATTAGATTATACAGTTCCGATAGTTAGAGTTCCAGTTCCTTGAAATGTTACACTTCTAGAAACAATAGCATCCATTGAGTTGTTAATACTCATACCAGTTACAATACCAGTTCCTGAATAACTTGCATCTCCTGAATCATTACCTTCTGGTAATAATACGA